ATGTACATTCATCCAAGCTTAGAAGAGCTTAGGGACTTCTGGAGTGTTAACAAGAAGAACCTAGACAGAATGCAAGCAGAAGCTCCAGAGATGTATGCGGAAGTGCTTGAGAAATTTAAAACACAGGCTGAAGAGCTTGGCAAATTGGAGGAAGCTAACAATGGCTAGAGTAAACAGTGAATATTTCGGTATTTTTGACAACACAGATGCAGGGGGCAACAAGCCAACCGCTTCTGGCAAACTCATTGTTGATGCAGATCTTCTGCAAGCAATCATAGACGTTGCCCACTCTCAAACCGAGAAAGGAAGTAAGGTTCAAGTGGAGCTAGGGCTAGGTTTTTGGGAGAAGACAGGACAAAACTCTCAAAAAGACTACTTGTGGGGAAGGGCTTCTGTTTTGGTAAAGGATGATAGCTATCAGGACTTAAAACAACAGAAGAATTTTAGTGCAACTAAAAGTAGCGACATACCGTTTTGAAGCTAAAGTTAGTAACCACCGACATCAAGAAAGCTACTGCCCTGCTGGGACTTTGTTTCCCAAGCAGGGTGGACGATATTAATTCTTTCAAAGATCTTGAAAGTATTACCCTCACCGCAGAGAAAACGCCTGTAGGAAGAACTAGACCGCAAGAGAATTATTACAGACAATGGTGTAACAAGTTTGGTGATTGGTGCGGTCTTACGCCAGACGAAATGCATGAGGAGCTTCTTTGTCAAACCTTTGGAACTGAAGAGGTTGAGACAAAGTTTGGAGTCAAGCGCAGACCTGCCAAGCGATCAGGGCAGGTTAAGAAGGAAGAATACTCTCTTCTCATTGAACAGTTAATCATAACAGCGGCCCAGATGGGATTCGCTGTTCCACCATCGGAGTCTGAATGAAATACATAATATTCATATTTTTTATAATTGCATCTCAAGCAAAAGCTGAGTGCTTCCCTGTTACTGAAGTGTTAAAGGTTGTGGATGGTGACACTGTTGATGTCCAGATTCGGGTCAAGCCTTTGGACTTAGACCTGTTGTCAAACATGAGAATCAGGATGGAAGGCATCAACGCTTGGGAAAGCAGGACTAGCAACCTTGAAGAAAAAGCCCTTGGACTTGCCGCTAAACAAAGATTATCTGAATTGGTACTTGCACCAATAACAGTATGTTTGTCTGGCAAAGGCAAGTTTGGAAGGTGGTTGGGGACATTGTTTGATGGCGAGATAAACATCAACGAGCAACTTGTCGAAGAAGGTCACGCCCAATGGTATGACGGAGGCAAAAGGAAGAAGTTCGGTGAATAGGCTAGAGGAGATGCGCGAACAGGTCACTGCCTACCACAAGAAACATCCTGAAGTGTGGACAATGTTTGAAGACTTCACCTTTCAAATGATTGAAAGAGGGTACAGAAACTACTCCGTTAACGCTATTTTCGAGCGAATCAGATGGGAAAAAGATGCTGGTGGCGATGGGATTACTCAGTTCAAGATTGGTAACAACTACCGTGCTTTTTACGCAAGAAGATTTATGCGAAAGTATCCTGAACATGAAGGGTTTTTCAGAACAAGGGAGCAGACCAGCGAACACAGAGATGCTACTAACTTGTCAGAGATAGGGCCACAGGATGTCGAATTGCTGATAACGCAGTAATTGGGGAAAAAATGACGAATAAAGTTTTTATCATAGCGGATCAAGATGATGTTGATGATTTCAAGCAACGTCTTGACCTGATCTACACTGAGCTTTCTGAGTTGAACGAAATGATTCGGGAAACAAGAAAAGAAATAGATACCAGTTACGAAGGAGAAGAATGATGAGTTTTTTTAAATGGTTGGGTAGTTTTTTTGGTGACACCGACTTTGCTCGAAAAACAGCGGAGACAGTAGAAAAGGTCAGAGTTAGGGCGAGAGATGCGAAAGGACGTTTTATTGCTGATGACCCAAAAACAAAAGAAAATGAAGCTTACACTTCTGAAGACAGAAGCGATTATGTGGGGCGAGATTGATTAAGCTCTATATCTTCACCTTCACTCTCTACAGTTTGGTAGGGACTTTTGACAACATTCCAGAATGTGCTGAGGCGGCAAGCAGAATTTATGAAGACTACCGATATGACAGCAACATTAGATTCACCCTGTACTGTGTAGATGAAGAACGCGATCCGCAAATCAGCGAGAGGAGAGTTGTGCAGTTTGATGATTTACCCTTACTGCAACGGAAACACTGAGACAACCGTACTTTGTCATTTAGGTAGCATGAAGAAGGGCATGGCTTTGAAGTCAGAGGATTACTTCGCAGTCTATGCCTGTAGCAGTTGCCATGATGTCATTGACGGACGCATGAAGACAGACCTATCAAAAGAAGAGATATTGAAGTGTCAGATGCGTGGGCTAGAAAGAACGTGGAGCAAGCTAATAGAAAAAGGATTGGTGCAAATAAATGAGTGATATTAAGTGTTCTAACACAGTCTGTGACAACAAACGCCCTGTTACGCGAGATCCCAGAAAACAATGGTGCGATACATGTTACCCAAAAAGGGTAGATCGTCAGCAAAGACGAGATCGAGAAATCAGATGGGAGCAAGAGTTTTTTAATAAACACTGGAAAGTAGCTGAATGAGCGGAGGTGCTGTAGAGCAAGACCTGTTTCCAGCAGATGTCTTTGGCGGTGCAACTCCGACCTCTCCGCTCCAATTTAAAATTATTTCAATTACAAAGTCCCAAGCTTCAGAAATATACAGTCGCTATCACTATCTTTCAGACAAAGGATTTTTGCATCAGTTTAGTTTTGGCGCACTGTTTGATGGGATTTTGTGGGGAGCGATTACATACGCAATTCCAAACCCACGAAACATAAAAGGACTTTATGACAAGGACGAACAAGCTGGAGTGTTAGAAATAAGCCGATTGGCTTTTGCTCCAAACTCACCTAAAAACTCTTGTTCACGAATGATAGGTATTTCTACTAAACTTTTAAAACAACGATATCCCTTACGCATCCTTATAAGTTACGCTGACACCGCACAAAATCACATAGGGACAATATACAAGGCAAGCGGATTCAAATATCACGGCCTAACAGCAAAAAAAACCGATTTTGTTGATTTGGATGGGAATCTAGTAGGAAAAATTAAAGGAGCAAAGTATTCTGAAATGGATGGGTATTGGGTAGAAAGAAGCCAAAAACACCTTTTTAGCAAAACTTTTTAAGTCAATAGTAAATTTAGGGTAGTACGCGAACTCCCCCAAAATAATCACTAATATTTACTCGTCAATAATAATTACATTTTACCCGGTTATCCGCAACATCCGCGACAAACGCTACATTACTACTGACCTGTCAATAACAAATAGCAGACATACTATATTTAGTATTTTTTACTAATTTTCGGGTAATTTTACCCATATATTGGTAAGACTACCTATTTCTAGGTTTTCTAGTGGCTGGCTTTTTCTTCTTGTAGTTTCTGCTACGGTTTTTGCTCTTACTTTCTATACGCACACCGTCTTTGTTCTTGCCACCTTTACTTAGGGCTTTCTTGTGGGAAACGTCTTTGCCTTCTCTTTTGTCGGCTTTTCCGTTTTTGTTCTTGTCCACGCCTGTCTTATCAATCTTACGCCTCGCTCTTTGGCGTTCCATACGATCAGCATGTTCACCTCTTTCTTTTTGCTGTTTGTATTCTTTCTTGTAAGGTCGTGGCTTATTCTTGTACGGCATTACTCACCTATGGTTCCTGTAAGCTGGAATGCTGAAAAAGCAGGCAAGTTTGCATATTTCTTCAACTCTGGAATGTCGCTAACGTAGTAATTCATTTCATCTTGTATGTCTTGAATCATTTTTTCTTTTTCTTCTGGGCTAAAGTTTGATTTCTCTACCTCTGTTCTTTGCCTTCTTAGCTCTCCTAGCCTCCTGCTAATCACATTGACTTCATCTTTAATGTCTAACAAATGGCCTTGGCTTCTGAACATTGCTTCTAATTCTTCATATCTTCCGTCTTCTTCTAAGTCTTTTACTGAGCCTGCGAATTGTTGCACCGCAGTTCTAAGCCTATAGAAATCTTGCTGATCTCCGCTTGAAAACTTATTTAGCAAGAATCTTTTAACAATCGGATAATCTGACATAGCCATAGAAGGTGCGGCAGAGGTAGGATCTCCTGTAACTTTAGGATTTTTAAGAACAAATTGATCTACCGAGTCAATAATATAGCTCCCGATTGTTCCAGTGTATCCGTACAAAACGTGGTCTACTTTGATAGGGCTTATATTTAACGCTTTACCAATAGCCTTTGATATCTCGGTGTTTGATTCCCTTGAAAGCAACCCTGCAATAGCATTATTTGACGTATAAACAGGGACAACTGGCCCTCCTGTAAAGAAGTTATAGTTCAAAGATGCCTCTGCAATTGGGGCAAACAACTGCATACCAAACGGATTTATTTCTAACGTGCTAACAACACCTCTAGTTACGCTTTCTGTAAGCTCTCTTTTGGAGGTCTGGCCTGTTTTTCCAAACACTTCAGCAACAGGGTAGGTATCAAATATTCTTTCTGGGATAGTTTTAAATATCAAACCCACTTCAAACGGTACAGGTATTCTGATTGGAACCCCTGTTCCTGTTGGTATTAGCCAGTTAAGATCTCTTTGTTCATCAGTGGCTTTCTTGTATTCTTCGTCATCAGAAGTCAAGAGCCAGTACATCAAGGTGCTTGCCGTAATCAAAGAGCCTCTAGTCAATGCAGTCCTGACCGCTTCTCCTCTAGTAAGCCCTCTTTGTGCTGGGTTGTAGCCCATGAAGCCTCTGTAAAGCACATCCAAACCTTGGAATCTTGCATTTAAAAAGGGTATAGCCGTGGTAAGGAATCGAAATACAGGGGATCTTCCTCTTCTTGAAAAGTTAATTACTTCTAAGGCTTGAAATGCCGCTTCTGCTTCATTTCCAGTTCTGGCAAGGACATCGTTGTATACAGCCTTTCTTGTTGCCGCATCAGAGATAGTGGTTCCCTGACCGAGTGTGTTCCATATTGCTTTGAATGGCTTGAGGACAAAGCTTTCGCTTGATCCATTTATGTTAATTCCTCGCTTTCTGGAATGTTCGGCAAAGGCTTTTACCATATCGTCTGGGTCATTTGAGAAGTCATAACCTCCCACAACACCAAACCTTTCAAGCTCTTCTATGTTTGCGCCTAAGTTGGCAACGGTATCCACCACTGGAGTAAAGTCTGCACCAGATGTGACGTAAGCAGACAAGGTGTCCCTCATCATGTTCGCCAGCATAAAGCCAGGATCTCTAGTCACTAGCTCTCTTAGGAATCTGCTAGGAATACCAAAGGCTTCGGTAATTATACCGCCAGTGTCTCCTACTGTTTGCATCGATTCATACAGCAACGGATCTGCTATAACATAAGACTGATCTACGCCATTAACTTTGAAGTCCACTACAAAATTTTGTGTTTTGTTTTTCTTCTGGGCAGGAGTCGCTTTGGTAGCTACCCCTACTTTAATCATATCTCTGACAATCCTCTGCTGTGCCACGTTTTTCATACCAGCATCTATTGCCATTGACAGGTTACGAGTAATCGCATCCAGCATTGGCACGTTGATTGACTTCTCACTACCTCTAATCGGGGTAAGCTTAATTGCGGTAGTCATGTTCTGCTTAAACATCACAGGAACATTGCTCCCTAAATTAACAATTTCCCCCTCTTTTGCCTCGGCTTGTCTGTAAAAAGGGATATAATCTGAAAGCTCTAGCCATTCTTGAGCTTTTGTATCGTCAATAACTCCTGTGCTTTTTAGGAATTTAACTGTTTGTCCGTTGTAAGCCTGCCAGACATCGTACCACTCACGAACAATCGAGTTGCCTTCTGCGTTTGTGTACTTATCTATTTCTGCTTCAAGACTTTCCAAATCCCCTTCTTTGACAGGAGAGTCTATTCCTCTTTCTTTTAAGCTCTTTGCTCTTCTAGCAATTGCATAGCTTTGCGCTAGATCTTCTAGCGACACGTTATACTGGTTGTCATACAAAGGAGCCATGACATCTATCAAGCCACTGTATTTTTTGCCATTGTGGAAGAAGTCCACGACTCTGGTTATTCCGTTTTCGTAGCTGACCGCGCCTGATTTCAGAGCAGAGGCAGTTATTCCCATTGACCTGTCAGCAAAATAAGCGGATGCAATTGCGCTTGTATCTGCAAGATTATCTTTGAATATTGGATCTCTTGAATATTCCTCAAGCCTTGCGTATTTATTAATTGCCGCCTGTTTGAACCTAGTCAGCATGTAACCTATTGTGCCTTGATCCGTATTTTCTAAATAGGTCTGGCCTGGAGTCTTTCTTGGCGCAGGCTGTTTAACAATTCGGTCTACAACCTGACCTGCTTCATCTGACATGTCAGGACGTTTTCTTCTTGAGAACATGTCAGTAAGATTCGGATCTGGGTCTAAAGCTTGATCTGGATTTTGTGCTATGTACTGTGATTCGGGGTCAGCTTTGTTGCTGAATCTTGGAATAACCGAGCCGCCTTTTTCTGCATCCTCGGTGTTTTTCTTAACGACTTGCTCTATCTTGCTTTCTTGTCTAGCGACTTTTTGAGTAAGAGGTCTGCGACTAGCAAGAGACTCTTTGTCAGCAATGTTGACGAAAAACCCTTCTTCGCCAACACTGCCTAAGTCTTCTATTGTTGGTCTTTCTTTGTTTTTTGGCTCGAACCCGAATCTTTCGACTGCTTTCGTGTAGTGGTTCCAGAACGGTTTGTAAAGTGTATCTTCGATCCTCCTGTATAAATCGAATCGTTGGGCGGCCACTCCCCCACTCCCATACTTTCTAATATTTTCCTTGTATCCTCCCGAATCATGATATTCTCCTTCTTGGTGAAAAATATTTACGTCAAACTCCATAGACGATGGTAGTTTTTCTTTCATGCTTGCCACAAAATCTGGGAGCATTAACTTTTCATCATAGTCTATGCTGTCATCATACACCCTTTCATCCATGAATGTAAGAGTATTTGAATTATCGACTGTAAAATTAATGCCATCTGCTCTATTTTCTGGATTCAGTGTATTAGCAATCATTTGTAATTCTTCTATTTCAAAATTGCTTCTGTCTTTTTTCTTTACACCAATTCCAACTTGAGAACCAGAACCAAACCTAGGGACTGTGGTAATAGCGGCATCTTGCAACAACGCATCTCCTAACACGTTAGCGGCAAGGTTTGCTTGTTCTATGGAGCCGCCAAGAAGCTTAATCTGCATATTAGGCTCAAGACCTTCAAATGTACCAAACGCAATCTCTACTTCATGAGGAATTCCCAAATCTTTAAGAAAAGGTATTTGTCCTGTTTCGTCAGTTATAATGTCCATAGCCTCTGAGTTAAAATCAATTAACTCTTGCGTTTCTACAGTATTTGGAAATCCGTATCCTCTTTCATTTCCTGGTTTTGAAGAAACCAAAGCTCTTGGGGCTTTAGCTCTAGCTAATTCAAAAAGCTGTTCGTTTTGCAAAATGTTTGAAAAACCAACAGACTTTGTTTTTATTTTGTTAGCGGCTTTTATTGGGTTTTTAAGAGAATCTGTAAGTCCTTCGTTTTTGTTAAACACTCCTTCTTTTACTAACTCGTTTATTCTATTTATTTCTCTAAAAGATTTTGCTTTAGCGGCATCCCAAGTGCCTGCACCATCTTTTTGTTCTCCTTTTTGTGGGCTTAAATTTTGTTTAGCATGAAACCACAATGCGGCTTGCATTTGATTAGGAGATACATCAAATTCTTGAGCTAACTTGCTCGTAAGAAATTGTGCATAGCGATAAGCGTTATCTGTTGGTATTTTTGAATCGTCAACAACTGCATTAGTATCTGGATCAAGTTTTTTTCTTTTAAAACCAAAAACTCTAGCCATGTGAACATCTTGAACGCTAAATGGATTAAAAATATTGTTAGCTCTATCTTCAATCATTTGCATATATGTGGATGTTTTAAGGCCAGCTTCCGCAAACCCTTCGTTATACAGTCTAGTTATTCTGTTAATTTGATCGTTGGTAACCTTTAATCCTTGACCGCCAGGTCTTTTACCAACTTTTAACTGCTGTACAAACTTCCCTCTTTCTTTTACAGGGTCATATTGCCTTGCTACAGCCATGATGTGCAGAGTATCAGCTAAATTTTGTTCTGCTGAGTTTTGCTGAGACGTTATACCAAATACAACGGATGCCTCTGGCATATTAGCAGGGCCAACAATGTCTCTCATACCTTTGCCAAAGTCATCGTACCACAAAAGCTCATTGCTTCTTTTTAACCCAGATCTAGCCATTTTTCTAAGTTCAGCCATGGGAGTGGGCTTTACGTCTTTGTCTAATGTATTTTTTTTCTTTCTTCCGCTCTCTGTTTTTATAGTTCTAGGTACAGGTGCGCCTAACATTTTTTTTAATTGTTCTGATGTTGGAGCGTCAGATCTTTGAAATAAATTAAGTAAACCTTGTTCTACATCTCCAATAGGAAGAATCGGAGCATCTTCTGCTTCGTCTGGTATTCTAGTTTTTATTACCCTTCCATCAGGAAGAACAGAAAAATCTTTTTCTGTTATTTTTCTTCTAGACTCTCTTTCATCTAGATCTTCTGTAAAATCCTGTTCTCTTTCTTCTTGATTTATCTGTTGTGGGCTTCCAAAGTCTTCTTGCCTAGGGCCAGTTTCTGCCTGTTGCTCTAGATTTTTTAATGTTCTTATTTGGCCTCTTTCTCTTTTACCTACCTTCCCTGCTTCTATGTTTCTAACAAGAGATTCAAAACTGGTAAATCCTTGGCCTTTTATAAAATTGTTAAGCTTGGGGAAAAAATCAATAATTCTTTGGATCAAACTTCTAGGCTTGCCTGTTACTATAGAAGAATCTGCCCTAGCATCCCTTGTCATCTCTGCGACTGCTTCTTCTACCCTGACAGACTCTGATTTGTCAGAATAGTTTTCATTCGCCCACGACATGTAGCTTTGAGATGTTCCTTTCTTGTTTCTTTTATTAACTGTTTTTGTAAGCAAATTCCATTCAGCATCAGTAAATAAGTCTAACGCCCTCATAGCATGTAATTGCTCATGCTTGAGTATGCCAACAGCCTGATCTCTTTGCTGGTCAATAGTACCGTCTTTTGATAAAGAGTCAGCCGCAAGGAATATCTGGCCTGTTGCGTTTGAATAAACGCCTTCGTTTACAAAACCGTCTGGGGTAGCGGCAACATCTTCTACAACTACGTTGCCTTGACCGCCAAACAGCCTTACGTCTTGATCTTCTGGTCTTCTTGGTCTAATACCAAAAACAACCTGTCCATCTTTGTTTAAAAGGGTATTGTTTAGCCCATGAAGTATGTTTGCTTTAACATCTGATAAACCTGCGCCAGCCATCTCTTTGTCTAGTGTTTCTTGAAGATCAGCTAATTCTTGTGGTGTCTCAGGATCGACAGGCGCAGAAACTCCACTCATGCCACCAAACAAACCACTTCTCCTAGCCTCCTCGGCTTGACCAGCAGACACTTGCTCTCTTAGATCTTCTTTTCTTATTTCAGTGATTTCTCTTAATTCTTTCTCTCTTTTAAGGTCGCCCTTAGATCTAGCTCTACCAGCAGCAGACGAAACAGCAATGTCGGCAAATGCACCCACTGCACCGCCCACTGTAAAATCGTCCATAAGAGAATCATTGAACGGCAAGTCCTCGTTATATACGCCTCGCTCTACTGCATCCTGCAATATAGAAGCGGCAACTTCCTGAACACCTTCTACACCGCCTGTAACCAGTGCGCTTTTTACTTTATTAGCTATGCCTTTCTTAAATCCAGGCTCTGCCGACTTGGTTATTTTGCTTAACACCCTTGAAACTGGGGCGAGTTCAGACAACCCAACAATACTGCCTCCTAAAATAGCGGCATCTTCTTGGGCTGAAGTTACATCTATTCCTTCGTCTCTTGCCCTGTCAATTCTTTGAGCTTGCTCGCCTGCTCCTACTCCTGACGCTTGCAGAGTAGTGGCTCCCAGGGCGGCACGAGGTGCGCCAAGAAGTTTTAAAGCACCGCCAGGAACAATAAACGAACCAAAGGAACCCAAGCCTTCTCCAAACTTGGTCATAAATTGATCTCGGTATTCTATGTCACCACCGAGTTTTTCTTGCAAAGAACGGTTTGCATCTCTTGATAGCCTGACAAGCTCGTTGTCTTCGCCACTATCAATAAGATCTTCTGCCCCTAGAAAATTAGTTAGGGCATCTGCTTGTTCTGCTAAACCTTCTCCAAGGGTTGCGAATGATCCTAAAAACCCCCTAGCAACTCCTTTACCTGTTTCAAGTGCTTGACCCGATAGCGTTCTTTGCCCTTCAAATGGATCTTCACCTAGCTCGTAAAGTTGAGTAATAACATCTTCTCTGAGAATTGATTTTTCTTCTGGGCTAAGAAGCCCTTGTTGTAGCAACGATGCTCTGCGTTCTAAGTCAGCTAAACTCACGTTGACGAACCTAAATAACCTAACATTGAATTAAGCGTGTTTACTTTTGCGTCCCTGTCAGTAGGATCTGGAGGGATAGCTCTTGAAGTAGCAAGAGGATCTCCTCCTGCATAAGCTGATGATCCTTCGCGAGTAGCAACTCGATCTGCTAGAATTCTTATCAATTCACCTTCTGCTTTTGCTAAATCATCACCAGCAGGATCTCTACCATATATTTGCTTGAAAAGTAATTGTCTTGCGTTGAGCTTCAATCCTTTATATTCTTTTCTAGCAGTTTCAAGAACATCCTGATACGACAACTTATTAGATCTTTCTCCTGCTGTTGCGTAATATCTAGCCTGTGCGGCTGCAAGCATGTCTTTTCTTCTTCTATCTCTTTCGCCCACTATTGCTTGCCCTGCCCCAGCTAGTCCTGCGCCTAAGTCTCCTTTTGCAATACCTGCGCCAAGATTAATAAGAGCCAAAGCACCTTCGTCAGTAGGCTTGTATGATCTGCCAAACATAGAAGCGATTACAGATTCTAGATCTTTTTTGCTTGTGTCCCCTGTTTTTGCTGTTTGTTCTGCCGCTTTGACTATCGTAGTTGGCTTTGCTTCAGTTATAACAGGTTCAGGATCTTTAACTTTTTCAGGTGTATCGATTACAGCCTTGGCAGTTGCATCGGTTGTACTAACTGGAGCAGCATCTTCTTCTTTAATTGCATCTACAAATTTAGCTGTTGTCTTTGAGGTTGACGCTTGATTTCCAAAATTATCGTAAAACGATCCTGGTTTAATATTAAAATAATCAAGACCTTGTTTAAATAAACCTCCAACTCCATCAGCTAGTTCTGGCCGTAGCACTGCTCCATCAACAAGACCTTCTCTTCTTTTTTGCAACTCTTCTTCTGAAAGTCGTGGGCCAAATGCCGCTTCCATGCTTTGTGTTGTTGGGCCAAAACCGCCTTGTGCGGCAATTTCAGCAACTGACATAGGATTTGCATTTGATTGCAAAACACCAGTGCTATATTTTTCTGTTGCTTTTATAGGATCTTCTTCAAATTGTCTTTGTATGCTTTTTTGAATAAGTCTGTTTCTTGCATACTTTCTAGCTTCTTCTGATCTTGCTCTATCTTGAGTGCTACCAAAGCCAAGATTGTCAAAAAACCCACCTTCGTCAACAAGTAGCTCAGGTCTATTTATTGCATCATCTCCGTAACGATGAAATATTTTTTCTCTCACCCCTCTTGCTATATTTTGCAATTTATCATCGGCTTTGCTTTGTTCTTGTAGTTTTGGAAAATTTCTCCTATCTTCTACTGCTTGCAAAAATCCTTCTATTTGCCCTAACCTTGCTGGTGGAACATCTATTGGGTCAGCATCTGACCGCAAAACACCAAAAGGAACTATAGATCCAGAACCAGACAGCGGTCTTTTTGACATTGCGCTTTGATTAGCAATATTTTGTTCCATTAATTCTACACCAGACATTTCAGGGGCAGGCGAAGGGCTACGGTCTTGCGAAAATTTATTTATCAAGTCTGTAATAGGTGTTGTTGTTTTTAAAAAATCAGGACGAAAATCAAAGTCATCTTTTGTTATACCAGCAAGACTTTGATTAATAGAATCTCTGATTGGGGTAGGATACATTCTTTCTTTTCTTTTTTGATCTGCCGCTAGTAAAGCTCCTTCTAGCTGTGGATTGCTAGTGTCTATGCTGGTATCTGCTGTATTTGGGGCTGATGCAAGCTCAATTAATTCTGGTGTAACTTGTTCTGGAGTTATTTTTGCCGCATCTTCTTGAGCGGCACTTGAAGAAAACTGTTGTAAAGGTGCTGGGGTAAACTGATCTAAAATACTTGATACATCAAGATCTTTCCTTTTAGCATATTCAGAAAGAAGTCTTTGAACGTATTCATTATCATAGCCTCTCATTTGTGCTATCGCTTCTGCCGTGCTTCCCAAAGCACTTAAAGGCAAGTTAAAAAAATCTTCTGGGAAAGGTATATCTCTACCTGTGTTCATTCTATAAGGCATCATTCCACCACCAGCCGCCATCATCATAGGCTGTTGAGGCATCATAGGTTGTTGCGGTGCGCCCATTGCTGTATTCATTAACGGGTCAGGAGCAGGGTTGAGAGATGCTATGCCTTGTTGAACTACTTGATCTGCCACAGTTGGCATGGGCATTTGTTGTTGTCCACCCTGATGGCTTGCCCTCATCTTTTCTCTTCTTTGTATCTCAGATACGAGCAAAAACTGAGGAATACCGCCTGTAGGATTCTGACTTTGTGCAACTAAAACCTCGTCAGGCATCCCTTTTACCATGTCTTCTTGGTCGAGAATATTCATTCTAGCCTCTCAATGCTCTATATAGACCTAAGCCACCAATACCAGCACCCAACGCTTGTTGAAATCCAGTAGGCCCACCGTATAACTGTCTTGTTTGTTCTGGGTTGACAGGCAATCCTTGGAGCATTTGACTGAACAAGCTGAGTTGCTGTGCAGGAAACGCTCTTTGACGCATGTAGTCTTCGTATCCCATGTCGAGAGATCTTTGATCCATGCCTCTTCTAATCTCACCAATACCGCCCAAGGCTCCAAGTCTTTCAAGAGCCATTGCTTGATCTGCTTTACCTATGTCACCTAAGAATCTAGCGGCATCTAAAGACTGTCCTCGCATACCCATGTCTTGGCCTAGACCAGCTAGTCCGAGTCTGGCTCTTTGCTCCATCAATGCGGCATTCTGCTGTCTTGCCATCATTTGTCTTTCGTCTTGTATCTGTCTGCTTCTTCTGTCTGCTTCAATGCCTTGCATTGCTTGCTGATATCCCGACAAACCGCCCTGAGCCTGTATATCGTCAAGACGTTGACCCAGATTTCTTTCTCTCTCAGCCTGCATAATGGCTTCTCTGTAGCCACCTAGACCGCCTGATTGAGCCGCTTGTCCTGCTAGTTGATTAGCCTGTATGTCTGAATCTCTTCTGGCTTCTCGCTTAGTTATATCAACAACTTGTTGCTGATACGGATTCATGTACCTGCCAACCATATATGGGTTAGCTACACTGCCACCGTAGTAGCCGCTTCTTTGATACTCAGGCTGGAAAGATCTAGCTATGTCCATTCCTTGGCCTGTGGGTTGATATCCTACTTGAGTGGCTATATCTGTTGCAGATCCTATTTGTGATGGTGCGCCCTGAACTGCTAACTGTGCAGTGCCTTCTTGAGCCAACGACTCATACGGATCAAAGTAAGCCATTCTTTGGCCTGGATAAGCTTCATACGGTCTTGTTGTTTCGTAGACCGTTCTACCGAGTAGCTCCTCAAAGTAAGGACGAGCGTATTCAGGTAGGCTTTGTTGTGTAACTGTGCTTTGTGAAGGTGCTGAACTACCGCCTTTGCTCATTTATAGCTCCTTTTCGTAGACAACATAGGATTTGTCAAAACCGTCTTGACCTAACCATTTCCAAAATCCTGGTCTGCCTGTTGCTTCTATACCATGACAATTATTATCTCTGCCAAACTGCTTAAACTTTTCAAGCATGTCCCAGACCCAACTGTTAAAGTTTTTGCCGCCTAAAAACTGTATAGCCAACATCATCTTAGCTGGGTAATATGCCACTTCCGTTGTTCCTACTCCGTCAATATTTTTATCTTCATCAAAGGCTAACCATAATTGCTGTTGACCGTTCAATATTGCGGCATACAAAAATTCTATGCTCCATCTTCCGTTAGATCTGGCAACCGCTCTTTCTATCTCATCTTTCACATCAGGCCATGTATGGTTTAAATACTCTACTGGAACTAGAGCTATTACATGTGATTTGTTTCTAGGTTCGTTCATTTGAGAAACACGTTTTTGATTCTTTTCTGGTGTAAAATCTAGGATTGTCATTTCTTCGGCTTTCATCGCGGTAGCATTCCTCCTTTAGCTAATGGTGCAGGCTGTTGCGTTGTGCCTGTTCTTTCCACTCTAACTCTATCTAGCATACCGTCTAGCTCTTGAACGCCAGCATCTGTACTGCCATCACCTAATCCTGACACGACATCAGCAGGGACAATGTACTCGCCTGGAGACACCGCCACAGGTTGCTGTGTACCAATCATACCTTGGACTAAGTCATCCATTCCACCGCCTTGGCCTACAATCTCTCCTTCTTTCTGAGATCCTGGCACAACACTTTCTAGTGTGTTTTCTCTTAACTGAGCAAATGCTTCTGCGCCAAACTGATCCATAAACATTTCAATAACTACTTCTGCTTCAGCTTCTGGTAGCTCTCCTCTTACAGCCATTTGAGCCAACGTAATTAATCTGTCTGGATCTATACCGCCTTCAGGCATTACTTCACCGCCTTCAGCGTATTCAGAGTAGCCTCTAGCCGCTCTTCGTCCTACAGGCATTTTTCTACCTGATTGAGGGGCAGGGTCAGGATCAGGAGTGGTAAATCCTGAAATCATTTGCTGATATTCTTCTAAAGTAATTCTACCTGCTATCAAATCTTGTACTGCTTTTTGAATTTGAGGGTTTGTTTGATAGTTAAACTCACCGTCTACTGGCCCTATTGCAGGCGGCTTTCCTGCTTCTATTTCTTCTGGTGTAGGATCTCTAAAGTAGTTTATCTCAGGGCCAAATCCGGGCATACCTTGCTCTGCTATCTTTGCATCTAACTCTTCAGGAGTAAGGGTAATCGAACCACGCAGAGCCGCTTGTCTGTTAGCTGGGCCAAGACCACCAGGACCACCTATTGGGTTTATTATATCGTCATAATTAATATTGCCGCCTGGGAACATTTTCTTTACTGGCATACCCATACGCATTAGCTCTTCACGCCTTCTTCTAAAGTCGTTTGGATCAATAGAAACTATGCCTCCAGCACTTGCTGTGTAAGTAGCTGTATCTATTCCGTAATTTGACACAGGAACTTTTGCAGGCTGTAAGAAAGGATCAAATCCGCTCTGAGCAATAATCTGCTCTTGTCTTTCTCCCATAGCTTTTCTAGCTTCTGCATCTGCACCAAACTGTCTTTCCATTGCTTCTTCTGCTTCTATTGCCGCTCTACCACCAAGACCAACAGCGGCTGGAACTGCCGCCCCTGCCGCAGTAGCCGCGTCTATTAATCCTTCTGGGTTTCCAGCAACATCTTTAAGATTGTCAACAATATTTCTTGGACGCACAAATTGTTGCACATCTGACAATGATGCAGTAGCTGGCCCCATGCCTGCGGCTTCTCTAGATGCAGTGGCAATTATCCCCCTACCTGCATCAGCAGTTGGAGTAATAGAAGTAGCAGTAATACTTTTATCTGCTACGTCACTCAAAAGAGTGTCAGTTCCTGTTTCAATACCGCCTAAACTACCTACAAACTTACCTATTCCATAGCCAGTAAGACCGCCAAGCAAACCTTTCTTGAGGTCGCCTGTTTCTATAAATGTTCCTAGTCCAGAGCCTATAGCACCTAAAGCGGCAGAACTTAAACCACTAAGCCCCAGAGTAGCCGCAACACCTGTGCCAGCACTTAAACTACCCAAAGCCCCTAGTATCATGCCAAGGAATGCTTCTGGTTGTCCTGTCTGTGGATTAACTGTCAGAGATCCTGTTGGGGATAACGAGGCCAGCCCCTGTACTTCAGCAGGATTCATGTGAACTAGCATGGAATCTCCATACCGTCCTTGATCAGCTAAGACACTTGCTATGCCTTCCATTTGTCTTGGTTGCTCTTGATACATTTAACTTGTCTCCACTCCGAATAGGTTGAAGCTGAAGTCACCGCTACTAGCGTAAACTTTAACTACATCGGTTTGATTTAAACAGAGTCCTATCACTACTGTTCTGGTTGTTGTTGCGGCCACATCTTCATCGTAAAAAATAAACTGTTTGTTATCTGCTCCTGCGCCAGCGACATGAATGCTGACTCTGAACGTACCCCCAGATCCACCACGATTACACGCAACCAAACTACTCACTGTTGTTTGAGTCAGATCTGGTGCTGTGTACAACGTAGTTGTTGTGGTGGCACTGGGAGCAACTTGCCCTAGAACTTTTATAACGTCCGTCACGAAGCCCCCATTAGAAGGAATTGAAACCTTCTCATAGCTAGAGAGCCTCTCTTATCTCCTTGTGTCTTAGCCAGATCAACATCCGTTTCTAATTGATCTAGTGCAAATTCTACTGTTCTTCTGGTAATCGCTTCGTTCTGATTGTCATAGTCAGGCAAAGGAACAGGTAAAGGATTTCTTCTGACTTCTGCCATTATCTTCTACCGTCCTGTCTCATGCCGAATCTAAATCCACCGAGCCTCCAGCCATAGTCAGATCCTGTGGATTCTAGCCTTAGAACCGTGTGTCTTGCCCTTGCTCTGATGTTTGATTGCTTGGTTGACGGAGTAATTGTTGCTGTAGCTAGAGAGCTAGGTGTTTCAAGGGGATAGTTGCTACCTTTTATTGTCATGTCAACAGTAGGACTGCCATCGCCACTAAACGAGAAGTCAGGCAATACTCTGTCAATCATCATAAATCTTTCGCCATCGCCTATCTCAAGATCACCAGACTCTATAAATGCTGTCATAGGAGAGCCATCGTCATCATGTCCTACTTCGTGATTAAACACATAGTTATCATCGGTGTTTGTAATAACAGAAGAAGCAACAGGGTTTTCTAATACGCCAGAGTCTAGCCATGCGCCTCTGCCTAATGTGCCTACTGCCCAAAGATTTTCATTGTAGTTGTAGCTAACATAATTGGTAACTTCTGTTGTACCTGTGCCTACAGGATAAAACCAGATGATCTCACTGAACGCATTGTTCTCAGCCGCAAATACTTTATATGCTTGGCTGACGTTTAGATTAGATAAAACAAAGTCTTGCACTGAGCAAGGTATCTGCTGTACTGCACCGTTGTAAACATAGAACCCTGTTTTATCCATGAAATACACGTTACCCCTAGCATTGACTGCCGCATTGGGGGAGATCATGGACATATCTGAGCTAATGGTTGTGAACTGAAATATAAACGGTGCGCCTACAAATCGCATTGAATGCACTGATACGTCTGTCCAGATAAGTATTTCCTGTCTTGTTTGCAACGCTCCTACTATCTGGCTACCAGAGTTTATTCTAACTCCTCCTGCTGTGTTGGTTGCTGTAGGAGTCCAGTTGGTAATTGATTCTTGATCTGACCACCTTACGAATAATGGGTCTTGATTGGCAGATCCTATTGGATTTGCACCAAAGGCAACGACATGCTGGTCATTATCAGAAACAAGTATTTGAGCGCAGATTGTAGGGCAGTTCGATGCCCCTCCTAAATCGGTAATATTAACGGCTCTTGCCGTCAAACCTCCTGACTCATCCCAATAAAATATACCTCCATTTCTTACATTAAATGCAAGGTCTTCGCCAAAGTTATCTTGGCTAAATAATCTTAGCTGTCCTGAAACATTTAATGCAGAGCCACCTCCCCATGTTCCATCTCCCCAAGGGTTTGCTCCCCAACCAGCCGCTGATACATAGTCATTAAGGCCAGTATTAATCTGATATGCGCCTACCGTTGAGCCACCACCATTTCCTGTGTCACTGCTATTAGCTGTAACCGTAGTGCCTGATGAGTCTTTCGCAGTGATAGTGAACGCATTTGCACTTGTTACACTAGCAACTTGATATTCTTGATTTAAAACTGTGGTGTTTATATTGCCGCCTAGCGTAGCGGCTCCTGAAAAAGTTACAAAATCATTCTGCACTGCACCATGACCTGTATCTGTAACGGTTATAGTCGATGACCCATTTGTTGCTGAAAAGGTTACGTCACCAGCAGATGTTGTTTCTCTCAATGGAGTGATATCGTTTGGGCTGATACCTTCCATTACATAGAACTTTAGGTTTGTTCCAAGACCAACATACTTGATTGCTTCAAGAGAAGCCCAAGCAAAGATAGATCTGCAAACGCCAAGGAAGGCGGTATTGTTAAACTTCGTCCAACCACCTATTTTTTCTGGCCTGCCTTTTCTGAATCTAATTTTATCAGAATCAAACCATCCAGAATCTGCGGTGTATTCCGTTCCTTCTTTGTCTACACCTGGCGCAAATTGTATTTTCTGTAACGGCATTTAGAATCTCATTCCAGAAAAGTTGGGTATCATTCCACCGCCTACCCCATATAAACTGCCTATGCCGCCAAAAAGCGATCTGCTTGTGTTATTACTAGGGTTATATATCTGTGTTTCATCGTCGTAGAATGGTTTTCTGTCTATACCCATGCTATAAGGATTAAATCCTCCTTGACGGATCTGATCTATTGCCGCTCTTTGCTCTGGAGTTAAGGTATCTAAATAAGGATTTCCTCCAGCAAGCATTTCTGATCCAGATGCAGGAGGTGGTGCTGATTCTCCAGCAGGAGGTTGGTCGGCAGGCGGTGTGTTTTGTTCAGCTTCTCTTCTTGCTAATTCTGCTGAATATTCTGCGTTGCTTACCGCACCGTCACCATCTGTGTCAAACCCTTGAGATATAGCATAGTCTTGTTGTCCTACAGCTTGCTCTCTAGTTTTGCCTTGATCAGCCATAACTTGTGCTAGTCTTCTTTCATAAGGTGTTTGATTTCCTTGAAACTGAGCTAGTTGTTCTTCGCCTGGAGTGTTTTGTCTTCCTCCTGCTACAGTTGTAGTGCCACCTAAAGTAACTGGATTGCCTGCGGCATCTGTTAAACCAAAGGCTTCTCCTATTCTTCTGTAATAACCTGTGCCAATTAGATCTTTAAATCTAGGATCTAGCGTTCCTTCTTGATCTTGTATGATTGCATTAAACGCATCTCTTGCTTCTTGCTCTGTGAAGCCTTGCTCTGCAAGTATGGTTCTTTGAAGATTAGTCAAGTTGTCTGTTGGAGTCGTATCTGCTGGAGGTGTTCCTCCTGCTGGTGGTGGAGCTTCTCCTGCTGGAGGGGTTCCTGCTGGAGGCACTTCTCCTCCTGCTGGAGGCATCCCTTGATCTGGAGGCATTTGACCACCTTTTCCTGGCATTCCTGGCATTCTGCCGCCTTTTCCTGGCATACCTGGCATAGGCATTCTGCCTCCTTTACCGCCAGGAGATGGCATGGGGTACGGCATAGGATAAGGAGAACCCATATTGCCGCCTCTAAATCTGTCTAGCATTCCTAATGTAGAATAAGGTCTGTAAGTATTTCTAAAACTACTTTGAGGCCCACCAAGAGACTGTATTAGGTTCTGCGTTAGCATAGGAGAGCCATAACCTGGATCTCTAAATGGGATATTGGTTGGCATCACTTGACCCATTCCACCGCCTCTTAGAGAGTCCATGTAGTATGGGTTGCGATAAGGGCTTGGTCTTCTAGGAGGGAAGGGACTCATTAAGCCGCCACCAAAACCTCCTCCAAATCCCCCACCGAAACCTCCACCATAAGGGTTAGAAGGTCTTCCACCAAAGCCACCTCCAAAGCCACCACCGTACATGTTGCCTGGATTGATGCCACCACCATCGTAGCCACCGCCAGTGGATCTACCCATTCCACCAAAGTTGCCACCAAGCCCCATACCATGATGTCCTATTAGCATGTTTCCACCTCCAGTCATTCCTCTATACATTTCGGGATTGTTACTTGCCATTAACATTTCTTACCTCCTAATCATCTCTGTCTGCCAATGCAAGCATTCGCAACCTTAATCTCTTGCTTCTTTCTGGAGTCTGTCGGCTCCACCTGCTGTCATGCATCTCTAGCGCAACCTGTCCCCAAGCCTGATCTTCTATTGCTTGGTTCATGTGTTTAAACTTACTAAGGCCAGTTGGCCCCATTTGAAAGCACATGTTTACAAGTACATGCTGGGCTTCTTGAGGAAGCTTTTCCCAGTTGTCATATATTCTTCTGCACCCGTCAATAGCAATCTGCACATCCTCTTGAAACAACTCGTAGCACCTATGCTCTGTGATGCAGTCTTCTTCTGGCGCACCGTCATAAGCATTCTTAATCGGTAGATTAATTTCTGGGTCAGTGTTGAGAATCTTATGCCCTATTCCTATGGTGGCATGGCCCTCTGTACAAAGATAAGGGTGAAGCACCTTCCCTTCGTCACTGGCTATTTCTTTGTATAACTGCTTAACATCTACCGTCATGCATACTTACCAATCAAATAACCAATTATAAATACTATTGCTATTTCCATTATTTTTTAAAACTCTGAAACCCAAAGAAAGCCGCTATCAAGCCTGAAACAGAGATAAAATACACTGACGCTATGTCTCCTAGTATAGAGGCCGCTTGATCTAAGTTTAGAAAGGATGTGATCACAATACCAGAGGGGTATAGCAACATACCAAACAAAGCAAACCAACACATGTTCTTTTGTGCTTCAGCTTTTTCATTAGCAATTTCAAGGGCTTGCAATCTCTCCGTTGTTTTTAACTCGTCATCAGTAACAACTCCATCGCCATCACTGTCGTATTTCTCGTACTCACTACCTGGTTCTAGCTCTTTGTTCACTTCTCTCTACTTACCTTTTGTGTTTTTTCTACAGTTCTCATAGCTCCTAAACCAAGCATACCGAGCAACACAGGCATCATGGCTGACATATCAAGGCTAGGAACCTCAACGTTCATCTCAGCCAGCAACAAACCAAAGTTAGCCATAGGTATGAGTATGTAGTTTGAGAGCAGGGCAACACAGCATGTCCATCCCACGGCAGGCCGCCACCCGGCTACGAACATACTCTTGCTTGCAGCTTCTACTTTGTTTACTTCTAGCTGACCTTTTGCAAGCTCTTGTGCGTGTCGCTCTGACATCGTTGCGATTTCATGGGCAAGAGCGTTCTTCTGGTCTTTATCTTCAATAAACTTATCTAACAGTCCAGTGACAGGCCCAACTAGGGAACTTAGTATTGCGCTCATTTTATCTCCTATTCAAACAATTTAGTATTTTCGCCAACCATTCTAGGCACACAATAAGCCGTTACATTCTGCTGTCTGTAGTACGTTCTGTCGTTTGGTGACCATTTGCCTTGCTCCACAGCGGTAGCAAATACATTGCAACGATATATGCTTTTGAACAGCATTCTATTATCTGAAACTGTTTCGCCTTCTACAACAACTACTAATAGAAATGCCATCAGCATTTATATCGACCACACTTCCTAAGATTACGTTGCCGTTCTTTGGCTTGTTCAAGCCTTTGCTTGGCAGAATCTAATCTTCTCTCTTGCACGGCTTCATATATATACCAGCCTGACCACGCTATAAAACATAAAGAACAAACAATAAATGCCGCAGTCGCTCTCTCTTGAAACTTACGTTGTCGTTCTTTGCGTTTCTTATGAATGTCTTTTAGATACTGGAGATGGTCTTTTTCTGACTGTTTTCTTATGCGCTCTGCTTCACGCCAAACATCTGACATACCTGCCATCATCAGGTGGTCTTTGATCTTAGTTTCTATCGCTTTGATTTCTCTACGTTTAATAGAGAGATCCATTGCTTCTTTCGGGGTCAGAGGACGCTTGAGTTTTTTCTTTTTCTCCCAATCATCAAGCTTCTGAGCAGTAGATCCAAACTTACCTAGTAAAGAAGCGGCTTGTTGAGCGTTGGCTTTACCTTCTTTAAAAGTTGCAATGGTATTGTTGATCGCAGAAATGGCACTCGTAATTGCCGCCAGTTCAGCGAACATGAGGGTCTACCCCAAAAATTTGCTGGCTATGAGAAGTCCCACCAGAAATGGATATAACGCATAGACACTCATCTCTATACGGTTCATACGCTCTGTGCCACGGTCAAGGCGTTCTTCGATATTCTTATACCGCACCGCACACTCTCTTTCATGGGCTTCTAAATCGTTCACTAGCTAACTTCTTCCCAAGATGAGCCGTTCCATTTTTTGCCAATCAAAGATTCATCGTTAGATTCTAACTCTTTGTAGTTAGAGGGTGGATTATCTAAAGGAGTTTCGTAATGTGTAATTGCTTCACATATACTGTCGCTGTTTAGATGTGCGTATACTTTAGACATATTCTATAACCTCCCAATACAAAGTCACATTGTAAGCTGCGAGATAATTAGTGTTGGTAACATAACCTAACCCACCATAAACTGTTATGGCTGTGGTGCTAGTTAATTGCGCTCCTGATGTAGTTGCGTTCAGTACCCAAGGATCAGAGCTAGTGATACTATATCTTGAACCTCTGTAACCATTTCTACAACTAGCACTAACAAATGTTTTATCTAAATCAACTGCGTTAATTGTTACGGTACTAGATGTTCCAGTGCTTGCTAAAGAGGTAGATCCACGTTGTATTGATTTTATAACTTGCGTTCCTAAAACAGGCATAATCGTTTCCTATAATGAGTGCCATCCAATGGTTGA